AACTACACTCACATTTACTAACCCTAGCTCAGTGGGAACAAGTTCTTTTAGTCTTATTTTAACCAATGGCGGCAGTGCCACGTTGAATTTTCCGACTGTCAAATGGCCTGCTGCTACAGCACCAACATTAACTGCGTCAGGCATTGATGTTTTAGTGTTTGTTTATCATGGCTCAACTTGGTATGGCATTGCTAGTGGCATAGGTATGGCTTAATGACTATTGAAAAGAAGTTATTAGCCACTAACCCTGTATCGGGTGAGGTATTGCCAGAAGCGGTTAGCTTTGATGGGGCTACTGATTATTTAGCACGAACTAGTGATCTTACGAGTAATACGGATAGTAAGACTTTTACATTTAGTGCTTGGGTTTATTGGCCTGATATTTCTAATTACGATTATATTATTAGTTTAAAGCCATCTGGAAATGTTTCATTTTACTGCTACATAACACCGCAGGGTAGAATAGATGTAAGTGGTCGTAACGCTTCTGGAACTGAAATTTTAAATCTTACACAGAGTACCCCTAAATTCGCAATCAATACATTTGTACACATTTTAATTTCGGTTGATTTAGCAAATACATCAAATAGGTATCTGTACGTTAACGATGTTTTATCGGGTGACTCACTGTGGAACACCTATACAAATGGTAGTATAGATTTTACAGTTCCTGAGCACAGAATCTTTAGAAACAATAGCTCACGCTATTCACAAGGTAGAGCAGCCCATGTATTCCTTGACTACACCTATCGTGATCTAAGCACCACATCCAACAGACGTTTATTCATAGACGCTGACGGAAAACCTTCTAGCACAATACCATCTAGCCCCATCCTCTACTTACCCATGACTGACGCAGCTACAGCAGGCTCTAACAGTGGCACTGGCGGTGACTTCACTGTCAATGGTGTACTGGCTACCGCAGAGCGTGGGCCTAACCAAGATAATTGTAGTGCTAGTGTGTTTAATGGTAGTAATGATTATTTATTCAGATCAAGCATAGTCGGGGTGTCCTCAACAAAACAATTTACATTCTCTTTTAATTTTGTCAAAACTGGTGGGTCGTCTAGTGTGCCAATGGAGTTTAGGAACGCAGCGAATACATATAGTGTAAGAGCATGGCAAAACGCAGCCAGCTACAATATCTATATTATCAATAACGGAACCGAAGTCGTAGTAGCCAACATATCTAACGCAGACTACAACGCTTTAAATGTTGACACTGGCTACAAGCAGAATAATGTTTCAATCTCATTTGACCTGTCAGACACAAATAAAAGATATGTTTATCTTAACGGCACTGCCGCAACTGTCACATGGGCAACCTACACTAATCAACTTATAGATATGAGCCAACTCAATAACTGGCGAGTGGGCAATTCAGGGACAGGTTCTGCATGGTGGAACGGGCAGCTTGGGGAAGTTTACTTCAACACTGTCTACACAGACCTAGCTACATCAAACCCCTTCTGGGATTCAGACACCAATCGCCCTAACTCAGTACGCAAGGTAATTGCTGACACTAGCGTTACACCCCTTATAGCTCTGCCAATCATAGGCAATGATGCTGGTAACAACTTAGGGTCGGGTGGAGACTTTACTGTTAACTCAGGGCCGTATACAGGGGCTAGGGGTGGAAGTGAGTTTTGGTCTAGGAGTGCTTATTTTAATGGCAGCAGCACAGACTTGACAAATACCTCGCTGACAGGACTTTCGACAGGTAAACAATTTACCATTGCGTTTGGATATTCAAATTTCTCCTACTCTGACGATGTTACTATTTTTGAAGTGGGGGGCGGTAGTGGTGCTGGTGCTGGTGTCTATTCAAAAGTCTTTTTTACTTCAAGTGAGGTAAAGATTAAATGCGGCAATGGCAGCGCAGACCACTTAGAGATAAGTTTAGGTAGAGGTGCTACATCTGGAATTATTATGATTTCGTGCGATACATCTAGTGCTGTAGACGCTATTGATTTTGTCATTGATGGGACTTACAGCGATAGATCGTCTGGAATAATTGTTCAAAATTCAAACATAACGGATTCATCTGAAAATGATTCTATTATTGGTAACAGATTAGCTGACAATCAGACGTTTAATGGAAGTCTTGGATTCATTTATGTAGATGATTCATATATTGATTTTAGTCAAGAAGCTAACCGCAATAAATTTGTAGACCAACTGGGCTACCCAAGAGATTTAACTCAACAGATTGAAGATGGGGACATATCAAACCCACTAATTTACATGAAGTTTGAAAACACAGCAGCACTAGGAACTAACTCAGGTTCTGGTGGAAACTTCACAGTCAACGGCCCATTTCATGCTGGCAGAGACATAACCCCATAAACATAGCAGACGAGGAACACACAATGCTATTAATTAAAGCAAACGGCAGCACAGTAGAGGCATACCCGTATTCACTTGGACTTCTACGCAAAGACAATCCTAACACTAGCTTTCCTAAACAGCCTAGTGTTGCTGATATGGCAGCGTTTAATGTCTACCCCGTGACCGAAGCAAACCCAACAGTTGGCGAGGGTCAGCGTTTGGCTAAGACTTGGACACCCACACTAGTGAGCGGTGATTGGGTATTGGCGCATGAGGCGGTTGATCTAACAGACGCAGAAGTTGCAGCAGCTACAGCAGTATTGGCAGCTAATATGCGTGAAGAACGCAACAAGAGGCTTGCAGTTACCGATTGGACTTCAAGCAGTGATGTAACCATGAGTGCTGAAATGACTGCATACCGAACTGCTTTGCGCAATGTGCCAGCGCAAGAAAACTTTCCAACAGTAACATGGCCCACAGAGGTAACAGCATGAGCAAGTCAAGAGCAAACGCAGAAACACTACGCACAGCCCTAGTCGCTGGTGATGTAACCAACGCCAATTTTACAGGTGCAGACTTAGAGCTTGGCAAGGGCGGTACAGGATCAAGCACAGCAGGGGCCGCTAGGACAGCGTTAGGCGTTGCTATTGGGACTGATGTACTCGCACCAGATGGAAGCGCAGCTAACCTAACTAACCTACCAGCAGGCGGTGCAGAGGACTTTGTGGCTTCTGGCACATTGCCAAACGGCAAGCCAGTAATACTTAAAGCTAACGGGCAAGTTGAGGTTGTTGCAGGAATAACTAATTTCTCATCAACAGCTTTGGTAACGCCAATTGCAAGTGCGGTAGCTTATTCTACAGGAAGGGCCGAAAGAAATACTGTTGCATTTGACCCCTCAGATTCTACAAAATTTGTTGTCGCATATCGAGATAATGGCTCTGGCGAGGGCCGAGCCGTTGTCGGTTCGGTCAATGGTACTTCTATATCGTTTGGAACCACTGTTAAGTTTGCAGATGGTGGAGCGCAGATGGATGCAAATGCTATTTCGTTTGACCCTAATCAAACGGGTCGGTTTGTGATTGCACACAATTCTCAGGTGGGTAATTCTGCAAAAGGATTTGCAACAGTTGGCACACGATCTGGAACTAACTTATCGTTTGGAACGTCAGTTCAAATTTTTAATAGTTCGTTAGTATTAGTATCTTGTGAATTTGACCCACAAGTTTCGGGAAAGTTTTTGTTAAACTGGGGAGATTCGGCTAATAATTTATTGGTAGGAACGCTGTCGGGGACAACTTTATCTTTTGGTACTTTAGTTACTTTATCTGGCACTTACAACCAGCCAAATTTAGCAGTAGACCCGATTAACGCTGGTAAGTACGTTATATCCTATCAGGATGGTGCTGACTCAGATCACGGATATGCCGCAGTGGTTACAGTAGCAGGCACAACTCCAAGCAGGGGGACTCCAGTAAAATTCCTTAGTGCAGCTTGCGAAAGACCTCATGTTGTTTATGATTCTGGTGTTTCTAATGCGTTTGTAATTGCTTTTGTTGATGCAGGAGATTCTAACAAAGCAAAAGCTGTTGCAGGAGTAGTTTCGGGAACTTCATTAAGTTTAGGCTCTACAATTATTTATAACGCCACATCGTCTGCATCGACTTACATTGCAGCAGACCCAAATAATACGGGCACGTTTGTAGCTACCTCAGACGATGGGGTAGGTCGAGCGACAGTGCTGGCAAGAAGTAGCACTAACACTGTAACTGCTGGCACAAGCTATGCACTATTCAATGCAGCAAACACAGATGGTGCTGTCGAATTTAACCCATCAACTTCAAAAAAGGGTCAGTTTGTTTATGTGACAGAAGATCGTGCTGGAAGCCCGTTTGCAGGAAAAGCAGTAATTGGTCAACTTGCAAGCACTTTATCCACCAACCTAACCGCAACCAACTTCTTAGGTACAGCTACAGCCGCTTACACTAACGGACAAACCGCAAGTATTATGCTGCAAGGTGGCATTAGTGATAACCAATCTAGCCTCACGGCTGGCTCTACTTACTACGTTCAACCAAATGGTACTTTTGCTACGAGTGCTGGCACACCATCTGTACTTGCTGGTAAAGCAGTATCAGCAACAAGTCTGTTGTTGAATGGGTTGGACGAGATACCAAGTCAGACAAGTCAATCGGGTAAGTTTCTAACAACCAATGGCAGTGCTGCAAGTTGGGGTACTGTTGCTCCTGCTGGTCTGACTTTACTGTCTACTGTTACCGCTTCTAGTTCGTCAACTGTTGATATTGAGACTACTTTTAATAACACTTATGACGAGTATGTTTTGATAATTTCAAACCTCACAGGGTCTAGCTTAGGCAGACAATTTGAAATGCGTCAAAAATTAGCGGGTTCATATAAAACATCAGGGTATGCACAGCATTACGTTTATGCAACAAGTCATCAAAATGCTCAAAGTACAAATAGTGTTTACAGTGCTAGCAGTATCCGAGTTATTGCAAATTTATACAATAACGCCACAAAACCGTGTCATATGTGGATGAATATATCTAGCCCATCAGAAACTAATATGGCTAAGTTAATACGATGGTCTGGTATGTACTACCACGAAAACGAAAGGCTTGGCCATGTGAATGGAGCAGGGGCAAATATGACTGATTTTGGCGCTATGACAGGGTTAAGATTCTTCTTTGATTCTGGGTCAGTAGCAACAGGAATATTTAAATTGTACGGAGTAGCAAAGTAATGACTAGATACCATGCGACAGCAGCAGGCAACGTAGCCTTTACAGCAGCAGAAGAAACTGAACGTGATGCAGAAGAAGCAGCATGGACAGCAGGGGCAGATGATCGTGCAGCAGCAGATGCTAGAGATAAGCGTAATGGCCTACTCGCAGATACCGACTGGACTGCAAACTCTGATGTAACAATGACTACTGAAATGACAGCGTATCGCACTTTATTACGGAACCTTCCAGCACAGGCTGATTTTCCCACAACTATTAACTGGCCTACTGCGCCATAAAGGATTACGAATGCAAACAATTACACACAACTCTGACAACGTATCAGTTTACACATTTTCAGACGATGTAACTATTACTGCTACCACAGACAATATCACTACCCCTGATTTTATTATCGGTGACATGAACTCTGGCAATTCAACGATTCACACAGGCGTTACAGCACCCGATGGTTGGCAGGGTGGTAAGCACACGTTTGATGGGACTTCATGGGGTAATGTGGCTGGTTGGGTTGATCCCAAGGTAGCACAGATTGCAGCACTACAAGCTCAGATTGATGCGCTAAACGCATAGGTAATTTATGAGCCTTTATAGAAACATTGCAGCCAAAAAGAAGCGTATTAAAGCTGGTTCTGGCGAAACGATGAAAAAAGCAGGGGCTAAAGGTAGGCCCACAGCTAATGATTTTAAACAGGCCGCAAAGACAGTAAAGCCAGTTAAAAAAGCTAAGAAGAAATAGGAATAATAATGCCATTATTACCACTCGACATTCCAGCAGGCATTTATCGTAATGGCACTGACTTGCAAAGCCAAGGGCGGTGGCGTGATTCTAAT